AGAGAAGCTGAATTTGCAATCCTGCGTGGCGCACCGCAGCACGTGTTGTCTGTGGCTAACCGTTTGGACCGTGCTGAAGGATTGTTCACTGTCCTGGCTCCGATACTGGTGGAAAAGTTTGGCGGGAAACAATTAGCGGCAATTGGCCGTAAATCTGTCACGATGCCTGACGGGTCCACATGGGAAATCCGTGCAGCATCATCCCGCCTACATGGTGGGTCCTATGACGCTATTTTCGCAGACGAAATTTTTGACATCGACCCCGATGTGATTGACACGGCGTTGAGACCGTCACAAATTGCACGCCGTTCACCGTTGCTATCAATGTGGTCCACCGCTGGTGATGAATCATCCACGGCGATGCAGCAAATCCGGAGCATGTGTATTGCAGACATGGATGCGGGTGTGCGTGGTTCCACGTTCATGGCGGAATGGTCACTTGCCCCAGGTATGGACCCTAAGAACGAACGGAACTGGTGTTGGGCCAACCCCGCTCTAGGCACCACCGTCACCATCGAGGCGTTGCGTGCCGTGTCCAAAAAGGAATCATTTTTGCGTGCGCATTTGAACATGTGGGTGGCGGCACGTGGCGCATGGCTGGAACCTGGCGTGTGGGACGGTTTGCAAACAACAGATGCGATGCCGGCGGGCGGTGTGTTGAGTGTTGAATCATCACTCGATGAGGCGAGGTTTGTGGGTGTGCGTGCAAGCACTGACGGCACGAAAACACATGTGCATGTGGAATTTGTTGTGGATTCTGAAACGCAAATGTGGGACGAGGTTGCCCGTGTCCTGGTGGACCAGCGTGTGCAACTAGCGGTCACACCCACATTGGAAATTCATGTGCCACCACAGTTCCAACGCCGCATGTGTGTTGTCGGGTACGGCGAATTAGTCAAGTTCACACCGTTGATGAAAACAATGGTGCTGGAAGGACGGGTCACGCATCACGGCCATTTGCTATTAGCGGAACAGGTACAGCGGGCGGTCATTGTCCGGACCGCTGGAGGAAACATTGTGTTGTCATCGCAAAAATCACCAGGGCCAATTGAACTGGCACGGGCTATGTGCTGGTCCGTTGCGCTCGCATCAAAACCGCAAACAAACACAAAACCATTCATGGTGATTGCAAAGTAACTACACTCAACACCAGTAGTGGGCTACCTTGTCGGGAGGTAGTCCGCTACACAGATTTCAAGGAACCCCGCATGGCATTTTTCAACAAAGTGAACAAAGCAGCGATAAGCCCTGCACCGCCACAAATCAAAGCAGCAGCGGCGGGTGGGTATTCACCTAATAATGCTGGTGTGGGTCCCGCAATGATTGGTCAGTACTACACATACCAGGAAGGCCAACTACGCAACCGTTCAATGCAAATTCCAGCGGTGTCTCGTGCAAGAGATTTGCACGCATCCGTGATTGCATCAATGAGTTTGAAAATGTATCGGGAACGCTGGAATGACACGGAAAAGGAAATGGAGGAGGAGTACATCGCTCCCCGTTCATGGTTGCGCCGTCCTGACCCTGCCATCCCGTATGAAACACTCATGGCGTGGACGCTCGATGACCTGTTCTTTTTTGGGCGTGCATTTTGGTACATCACATCCCGCACCCAGGACGGCTACCCCGCATCATTCACACGTTTGCCTGCAGGCTCCATCACTACTGAGGACCAGGTAGGACCAGTGTGGTTTGCCCCGTCAAATTCTGTTTTTTTCAACGGCGGCGAATTAGACCCCGCAAACCTGGTGCAGTTCATCAGCCCTGTTCAGGGTGTCATTTACATGTCCGAACAAACCATCGCCACCGCACTCAAAATTGAAGACAGCCGTTTCCGCAATGCGGCATCGGCCATACCATCAGGCATCCTGAAACAAACAGGTGGAGAACCGCTATCAGCGCAAGAACTAGCGGACCTTGCTGCGGCATTCAACGCTGCACGAGCCACAAACCAAACCGCAGCACTGAATGAGTTTCTGTCCTACGAACCCACCAGTGCAACACCGGACAAAATGTTGCTGATTGAATCTGCAAACTATTCCGCACTTGACATCGCACGTTTGTGTAACTGCCCGCCGTACTTACTCGGAGTCAGCACTGGTTCCTATTCGTACCAGTCATCCGAGCAGGCCCGCATGGACATGTGGATGTTTGGAACTAAAATCTATGCGGAATGCATTGCAAGCACACTTTCCAGTGATGCAGTTTTGCCACGTGGAACCTACGTGGAATTTGATACCGATGACTATCTCGGAGAGACATACTCAATGGACACTGAACGTGTAGATGTTCAGGAAAACACACAGGAGGAACTAGCGTGATTCGCTTAGTCACTGACCAGGTAACAGTCACCGCACAGGCTGGTGAAGAAACAGGAGAACGCCGCATCGATGCGATTGCGGTCCCCTACAACGTTTTTGCAACCGTGTCCGGTGGGCAGGAGGTCATGTTCAAGCCAGGGTCATTGCCCGTGGATGGACGCAACCCCCGTGTTTTCATGTACCACGATTCCACGAAAGTTGTTGGTGCAGTAGTGGAGCGTGTGGACACCCCTGAGGCGATGCTCGCATCCATGAAAATCAGCCGCACCGCACTCGGAGATGAGGCCCTGGTGCTTGCCAGTGACGGTGTGATGGATGTGTCCGTCGGTGTGAACGTCCTGGAATACACCGAGGACAAACAGGGACGCATGGTTATCACCGCCGCTGAATGGCAAGAATTGTCATTAGTTCCCACAGGAGCGTTTGCGGGTGCTACCATCACCGATGTGGCTGCACAAGCGGACACTAATCCCGACACAGAAACAGAACCCACAGAACCAGTCGAGGAGACACCCGTGGAACTTTCAAACGAATCCGTAGAGGTTGAGGCAGCAGTACCTACCGCACCAATTCCTGCACAAGTCAAAAAGAATTTTGGAATGCCTACCGCTGGTGAATACCTTGCGGCGTTTCACATTGGTGGCGACACCTGGCAGCGTGTCAATGCTGCAGCAACCGAGGCAATGAACGCACGCCAGTCAGTATTTGCTGCGGCTGGTACAGGTGGAAATACCAATACGGAAAACACCCCTGGCTTACTCCCTGTTCCTGTGTTGGGACCTGTGTTTGAGGACCTGAACTATGTGAGGCCTGTGGTCGCAGCAATCGGCGCACGTGCGTTTCCTGGTGGCGGCGAACAGAAAACCTTTATCCGCCCAACATGGACTACACACACCAGCGTGGCATCACAAGCATCCGAACTCGGAACAGTGTCTGCAACATCGCCACAGATTGCGTCAAACGTAATCAGCAAAACTACCCTGAGTGGCAGCGTGACCTTGTCAGTTCAGGATGTGGACTTTACGTCACCCGCAGCAATGGAAATCATCCTGCGTGACCTTGCGTCGCAATACCTTTTGGCATCGGACAACCTTGCAGCCGATGGCCTTGTCGCTGGTTCATCTGCATCAGGTTCCACATGGACCGTCACCGCTAATGACCCATCATCATTGATTACATCAATCTATGACGCAGCCACCGACATTCTCAGCGCATCAAATTTCCTGCCTGACCATGTTTTTGTTTCACCTGATGTGTGGAAAAAATTGGGCGGTCAGTTAGACGCAGACAAGCGTCCGGTGTTCCCATACGCAGGAGCAGCAGGTTTGATGGGTGTCAATGGCATGGGTACAGCCAATGTGACCGTGGCCAACACATTCAACCCATTTGGATTGAACCTTGTCGTGGACCGCAATTTTGCCGACGGCACATTGATTGTGGCACGTGGCGCAGCGATTGAGTACTACGAACAAATCCGTGGATTGATGAGCCGTGAGGTTCCATTGTCGCTCGGTCGTGAATTCAGTTACTACGGGTATGCAAGTTTGTTCGTGGCTGATTCCGATTTGGTCAAATACATCGTCGTCGCCTAGTCCGAAAGGCGGACCGCCATGGCGGTTTACACAGTTATCGCACACCAACGGCTATCCGACTATGCCGTAGTGCAAACACTCACAGACACACCTAT